TGTATCATCTGTTTGTAAGATAGCTTCAGCAAGTCGGCTTACTTCATCAGTAATAACTCCAATGTTTCTAGCACTAGCTTCTTTACTCCATGTCGGAAAGAAGTTGTTGTCTACAGCTTGTTTGACATCCTCATCAGTAATAGTAATAGAACGTCCATCATACAGCTTGCCCTGTACCATACCAACAGCAGCTTGAAAATCATAACCACCGTTGATTAGTGCCTGTAGATGCTTAAAACGTGTGTAGTCATCTCCCTTCAAAGCTGTAGATGTAATACCACCATCAGAGTATGCGTCAGCCATGTTTAGCTGGTCATACATATCCTTGACTTTTTCTAGGTTGTCAGGATTAGTTAGGTCACCCTGTGTTAGCACTGTCTTACCATTACTAACAGCCTGTGATAGTTGTGGTGGCATAAGGTTAAAAGTAGAATAAAACTTAAAACGCTTACGGTTTGCTTCTAGTATCATCTCTGTCTTTGTATTATCATCAACCTCTAGTGACTGTATTTCTACAATCTCTGAAGCAAATTCAGATTCGATGTACGGAATGTAATCATCTGCTTGGTGTTTAATCACTTTACCATTAGACAGTACAGTATCACGGTCTGTAGCAAGGTCTGACATGTTGCCAGTTGCATAGGCAGAAGCCGCCTTGTCAGTTAAGCTTTCTAATGTTAGCTGTGTAGTCATTCCAGACGCTGTGGCTTTATCCTGTGCAATGCCACGTGCCTCAATAACACCACGCTGTTTTGCTCGTTTTGCTACACCCCACTGTGAGGGCTGTCCTTCAGGGCTAGAAAATTCAGACTTCAGCCATTCTACAATACCGTTGTTAGCCTGTGTTCGTGACCGTTCTTCAGCCAATCCCCACATAAGGTCTAGGGCTTTTGTGTGATTACCACCATTAGCATCTACGAAAGACATATACAATTCGTTGATGTCAATAAGTTGACTATCAAGGTCTGTACCGTTGTCCATCACAGCTACAAGAGAGTTACCAAACTTACCATACACTTCATCTTCGTGTTGGATAGCTTTGTCTTTTAGGTAGACATCCTTCATAAAGGCAGTGTTAGCTGTCTGTAAATCATTCTGTAGTGCTGAGATAATAATAGGGTCTACGTTCTCACTACGTAAAGCAGCCAAGTTTGCGTCAATGTTTTCTTGACGAATGGCTAGAATTTTATCAGCAGCCGTACCCTCTTCATCATCCCTAAATGCAAGGTACTCGTCTTTGTTATTTACATAGTCTTGGTTAAGGTTAGCTGCAATCTGTACCGAATGTTGGTACGCTTGGTTTAGTTTGTTCTTATATATACCTGCGTTGATTTGACGTTCACGCTCAAGTCGAACCTTCAGGCGTTCATCTGCCTCTGCTTTAATAGCTGGGGTAATGGCAGAAAGAAACTGACTGAGTTCGCTAGGCACAAACTCCTCTTTAGCAGGTTTGACATACGTGTCTACTGGACGAGCAGTAGGTGTCACACTGGACATTGAAGGTACGTCAAGTTCCTTTACTTGTACTCTACGTTCTGCCATAGTTACCTCTTATCTAGTAATTTGTACAACTGGTGGTAGGGGTTGTGATTGGTAGGGGGCTGAAGAGCCACCAAGTCCAATACCAGCTAAAAAGCTGCCCTGTTGGTTACCAGCATATTTTAATTCTGTTGCATACGCACTAGACGCAGCACCTACGGCTGCTCTAAGAAAACTAGGTTTTTGTCCACGCTGCATAGAGTTAATTCTGTTCAAAGCTTCAGCATTGATACCCTGCTTTTCAAAGTCCATCTGCTGAAGAATACCATCAAGCTGCTGACTGTATATTGTGTTACCTCTAAGCCTACGGGCTTCGGTCATATCAATCTGTGCTTGTACACCCTGTCCTGCAACACCAGCTTCACCAGCAGCTACTACTTTAGCCTCACTGACTTCCAACGCTTTGATAGCGTTCTCTAGCTTTGCTCCTGCTACACGTTCCGATTCTTGGATGGCTCGTGCATTTAGAGACTGTATCTTCATGTCCCTTGCAGTCGCAGCGGCTATTCTATTTTGTCTATATGCTTGTTCTTGTTGTTTAGCCTTGTTGTTAGCATCAATAAATCCTAATACGGACTGACCGATGCTTAACATGGTCATTGGGTCAACAGCCATTGTCAATCCTCACAAATTCTAAAAATGGTTTGTTTCCTACTCCCCACTTGTCATGTTCCTTGATAAACGTGAAGCCGACAAATTTTAGCCAGTTTATAGCCAGCGTATATTCTGCATCAACTGCATTATATAGTATGGGGTATTTCTTATTTATATCATTTACCCAAGTACGTGAACCACGTAGAAAAGGTAACCAGACTTTTTGTATAGCAGGTGTGGTTAGCAACCAAGGTATAGCAGTCATATCATCCTGCTTGGCTACACCATATATACCAGCTATCTCTTCGGTGTCAGTGACTATAATTGTCCAACATTCATCCGATTCATCTAGGCCTACCTGTAGTGCGTCACGGGTACTGCCATGTGAGGCTAACACTTCCTGTGTGTCTTCTGGTCTTAGATTGTCTGCTAAGTAGTTGACATCCTCTTGGGTGCTTGCTCTCACATGACCTTTCATTACATTCTCCTAGAACGTAGTACATAGAAACCTTCCCACTCTGCTGATTGGAATGAGCATGGTAGGTGACTATCACTCTCTAATGTTATAGCAGTGTCAGACTTACCTACAACACCAAACTCATATGTACCACTATCAATAGCGGCTTTGTTTAGTAGGTTAGCTGCACCACCCACAATACGTCCTGTAAAGGAACGGGTATATGCTGTTCTTCGTAGTGGTTCTACCTTTACATTGAAGAAACCTGTATCGTTATAAACAACAGCATAGTTTCTAATTCTTAGACTAGCTGTCGTAATAGGCATATTGTTTACTTTAACAACAGGCTCAGAGAACTGGTACTTAAATGTAAATGGTATACCAGTAAATACTGGATTACCTGCTGATAGTTCTGCTGCTACGGCTGATACGGGTATAACCTTACCTGTTTTATCTATATAGGTTGTAGAGGCATCTGTGTATGGCACAGTTGTTGTACCACCAGAGGTTAGCCTTACTCGTCTATCTAAGTGGATAGAGAAAGCCCCGTCTGTATATTGGGTTGCCTCATCTACCGACAGGTTTATTCTTTCAAGGAAAAGATTATTACCTCGTTTGATTAGTAGGAAGATGTCTGCTCTGTTGAAAGAGAAGCCAATAACATCACCACTAAATACCCAGCGTGACCAAGAGGCCTGTAGTTTTTCTCTGCCCTGCCAGTAGTACCTATATACATAGAGTGCTTGTGGGTCATTGTCTGTTTGTATAAGTAGCATGTCCTCGTTAGAAGATGCTTGAATGTTAATTACTTCGCCATTGAGATACTTAGGTACGTGTGCTGATATCTCACTAGCATCGTTTGTATCGGTGTCACTGTCTACAAAGTATTCCCACATACCAGACCATGCACCACGCTTAGAAGCAAAGTACACAAACTTACCAGCCTGTGCTGGCTTGGCTCGTAGTGATGCCTCAAACTCTGTGGTGTTAGCCACATTGACTGTTTCTGGTGTTAGTACAGGGTCAGCCGTAACCTTAAACTGTGTAAGGTCAGAGAACAGCAGCAAGCTTTCGTTAAATGGTACAGCATGTTTTAGGATGCTAACCTTGTTAGAAGATACTGCTACATCTACAGGGTCACTGTCAACAATAGTCAACACTGACTTTCTGAAGAAGTCAAAGTTAATAAATTCACCAGCACGAGAGAAGATGACGTTTTCATCAGCTAACACACCTAGACGGTTGCGGTGAAAGAAAATATCACTAAGGGTAAATCCTACAAAAGAAGGAAAGGGGTTTGTATCATCGTCCCCTACTTTTCTTTCTGCATATGTAACAGGGTCAAACTGAAAGTTACCGTTGGCAAGCTTACTTAGCTTGTGTGGTAATGTGGCGTTGTTTAACTGTGTTAGAGATGATGGTTCG